CTAACCCACTGATTTTAATAAGTCTCTTGTGTCACTTTGGTGACCATGGGACATCATTGGGACATAATCTGCCAGCTTCTGATTCAGCATTGCGATCTGTTCTGCATTACTGTCAGTCATCCATGCTCCGTATACATTGAACACCATCTGGGCACTTGCATGGCCCATCTGGCTGGCAATGAAGCTTGGGTTTGCTCCGGCAGATAATGACCAGCACGCATAAGTGTGTCGTGACTGGTATGCTTTCCGGTGCCTGATGCCCGCACGCTTAATGGCTGTTTCCCATGAGTCGCCAATAGAATCTACCTTGTAGATAAAACCGACCTGTTTGCTTTTTCTAACCACCTGGGGGTTAAATACGAAAGTACATTCATGATTCACTGAACGCCCATATTCACGTAGTTGAACCTTGATGTGGTGCTGCTTACCCAGTCTTGTCATTTCAGCCTGATTTTTCAGGACACTGATAGCGGGCTGGATAAGATGCACAACCCTGTTTGTACTTGCTTCAGTTTTAGGTAGAGTGAACTCACCGAGTTTCGTATAATTGCGCCTGATAGTAATAGTTCCTGCTTTCAGATCGATATCTTCCCAGGCCAGGGAGACCAGTTCACCGTGACGCATTCCTGTGTACACAGCCAATGACCACAGGTTTTTCGTCTGCTGATGTCGGCAAGCATCTATCAGGCGAATAAATTCGTCACGAGTTAGCGGATCTGGCTCTGCCCTGGCTCTTTTAAGAGGCTTAATTCCCTGGAAGGGATTTGCTTCTAAGTAACCGTGATCTGCAGCAAACTGAAACATTCCAGCGATTGTCGTCATGTAATAATTTACAGTAACGACGCTCCGTCCTTTTGCTGCTGCTTTGTTTTTCGTTGAATTCTGATACCCGGTCAGCAAATCTTTCCTGATATACAGCAATTCCTCTTTAGTTACCGATGACACCAGTCTGCTGCCTCCAATTTTCGGAACCATCGTTCTTGCAACGGATTCATAGCGATTGAATGCATTTGCAGAGATTTCCATTCGTTTCAGATCCAGCCACTTTTCTTCAAGTTCCTTCACCGTAATTTCTTTTTTATTTACCCCAAAAGCCTTGAGGTTAGGAGAGTCAGGGAACTGCGCAGCGTAATCAAAGTTTCCTGTACGAATAGCAAAACATACAGATGTCCGCAGCTCTCCGGCGATCTTCCTGTTCTTGGCAGTGTCAGGGACACCAAGATTTTCCCTGACACGTTTACCTTTAAAATTAAACCAGATGCGTAATGTGCCACCGTGGTTTTCGACGCCTGTTGGATATTTGACTTTATCCATTGATACCTCCAGACGCCCAAGAGCGATACGAGCTTACATACTTCATGGCATTAAATCACCCAGGTTGTTTGTTTTTCATTGAAGCGACCCAGGCATCTATTGCTTTTCTGTTATACATACATTCGCTGGATGGCTTTGGATTACCGTCTGGTGATACGTGAATATACTCTCTTCCTACCATCCAGCATTCTTTCCGGGCCCGGAGAATTGTGCCTGGTTTGAGCCCGGTAATTGCGATAAGAACGCTTTCACAAACCCATTCATTGGGAGCCAGTTGAATCACATTGCCCATGCATTACCTCACACAACACTCAGCCCACGGCAGTGGCACCACACTTCAAACATTCGTTTCACAATTTCACGGCTGTAGAAACCGTCAACATCTCGCGTCAGGTCATAGCGATTGCCGTAACGCTGGCGTACCCATAGCTCAAACGCTTTATTCATTCTTTATTTCCTTTTCATGACCCGTAATTTTTTCAGATGAGTTTCCTGTTCTGTTTCTGCCAGAATTTGTCGGTATTTCTGGTGATCGAGCCGTTCAAACAGTTCATTAAAATCGTTTATTTTTACCGACTGTGTTCGCCCATCCATTCTTCTGTACAACACAGTGTTATTTATGCAGCGAATAATTTTTACCGGGTAACCGGCACTGTCGGTATACAGTTGTCCCTGATTAATCAAAGCGAACATTTTTTCTCCTGCTCTCTGAATAGTGAGAACTTCAGAGCCGTATGTTTGTAGCGGGTTCAATACTGATAATTTCTGCTGAGATAAGCATCCCGGCAAGCCAGAGTTCTCCGGACAGGTCTTCATCCTGACATATCAGTTCGCCAATATTAATGGTGGCCATGATATCTGTTCCCCCTGTGCGCTCATCCTCGACTTCTTCATAAGGCAGTGTTGCGTACAGGCTTTCAATAGCGCAACTGATAACATCCAGTCCGGTCAGATTGCCGCCGACAGTAACTTCGAATGTTTCGCGGTATTCCCATAACCCGAAAGTTAATCGAACGGTTTGTTTTGCCATACGTCCGCATGACGTCAGATTCGGGTCATAGTTCATTATTTGCGGTTGGGCATTATGGGTGTTCATCTGCTTTTCCCTTAGCCCGGCGGTCTGCCGGGCGTATAAGTTATTTAACCTGGATAAATGGTGTACTGGCACCGCTGGTCATGTATTGCGGCAGTGTGCCGTTCCATTTATTAATGGCTTCCAGTTCCATAACACCAGGGTTCTGGCGCAGAGCTTCACCGCGTAAACGAATAGCATCGGCTTCGGCCTGGGCTTTTGTGCGAATGGCGTCAGCCTGTCCGGCAGCTTCCGCGCGCAACATGTTGGCTTCCGCTTCGCGCTGTTTTACTTCCTGTTCGCGTTGCAGGGTCTTCTGGTTTGCCGTGACTTTGGCATTAATGCTGTCGATAACGGTTGGCGGGTACTCCGGCTTACCCACATATGAGAGACTCATTACCTGAATACCGATGGGCGTCATTTCTGCCTGAATGTCTTTAAGGGCTGCATCCAGCAGCTCAGACTTGCCGCCGTCGATAAATTTGTCAGTGGTCATTTTGCTGGCCAGTCGGTTGAGTGCGTCGGCGATCTTCTGGCGCAGGTCAGTGTCGGTAATGTCATCCACGCCTTTGCGGTAGGTCTGAAACACCGTGGTAACTTTGGATGGATCAACTTTGTAGGCCACACCAATGTGATAGCCGATGGTTGTACCGTCACTCATCTGGAAACTGAACGGTTCATCGTAGGTCTTCATTTGCTTGAAGGTGGGGAAGATGTAAACTTCAGTATTCCAGCCAGTCCAGTAGCGACCAACACCGACCACCTCACCGACGCCTTTGTCGTCGCCCAGTTTATTTACCTTGATGCCAACATTACCTGGTTCAACGCGATCGCAACCGACAAGGCCAATAGTCGGCAGAACAATGGCTAAAGCAAAAATAATTTTTTTCATCTTTTATCCTTAGTGAAAGAAAGACCTTTGTAAATGGCATAAATGCAGGGCGGGGTCAGAAACGCCAGTGCAAAGCCAGAAATAACAGCTATCGTATCCTTCATGGATATAAGGAACGGAACAAGTAATCCGTAAATACATGCGATAATTGCCAGTAAAATTACTATTGTGAAATACAGTCTCATTGGTCTGTGGTATCCCGATATTTTTAACCGACTGACAGCACAATAAAGAGAATAATGATTTCAGTTAGTGTCAGTACTGTGGCAAGGATTAAAATCAGTTTTACTCTGTTTAATTCACGGTTGCTTTTCATACAAACGGTTAGTAAAAAACTGGAAGAATTATTTTCTTCTTAATATTTAATGTGTCACTGGCGCTTCTGGCATACCATGAGTATTCAGGTCGTTAATCATTTCATCCAGAAGGAGTTCAAGCCCTTCGCGCCCCATAGCAGAAACAATGAAACCATTATCAGGATCTGCGATGAGCATATTTTGATAGAGAAACAGAACTCGCCCCATGCCTTCAGCTTCGCCATATTTTTCAATAAATCCCCATTCGACATGGTTTTGCAGGGCAATGCGAAGTGATCCTGGGTATATACTCATGCAACCATGCTTCCCCTTATAAATAACAGCGCGATCTGTAGTTCCGTTATCGTTAGGGATATCAATGGTGCCGTTCTTGCCTTCTTCTTCATTTATAAACGTCGTCACATACAGCCATCGCCATTGAGCAATCTTCATATCGACTGAAAATCGTCCCAGTAATCCGGCATCATCGGCTTCAGCAATACATTGCATAATTCTTAAACCGTGAGAATTTGGATAATCGTATTCACCATCATTAAGCCGCTGTACGGCCTCAACATAATCAATGGTTGTATTGCCAATTTTTATGCCATGTGGCGTAACTTCTGGTCGGAACTCTGAATGATTCATAATGTTTGCTCCTTTGCTGGTGGAATAATCGTGTAGCCAGCTCTTTTTGCCATCCACAGAAATGTATCCATGCAGCCAACGAATTCATTATCCAACAGATGTTTTGAGTAAATTACTTCACCATTTTCAATGGTTAGCAACACTCTAACTTTTTTATGTGTTATGTTCTGTTGTTTTTCTTTCATTTATTTATCTCCCATATGCTTTGCGCAAATACAGGTTGGCTATATGAAGATAAGAATCTCCATGTTGTGCAATGAGGCAGGCAGTTTTATACGATGCCTTATGTTTCAGGAAGGTCATAACATAATCTCCTGCGAATAAAGATTGCAACAATCCCCGGCGATAAAACCGTAATAAACATTCAGGGGATATTTATTGTTATTGCGCTAATTCTTTTTCGGCAGCAGATTTTGCATATTCACATGCAAAATTCAGAATTTCGCTGCCAAGTGTTTTTGTTTCGTGATTACTGGACATATGTAATACCTGTGTTGCATGCAATAAATGATAAACATTTACCGCAAATGAGTCCGGCTCCAGACAAATGCCTTCATAATCATCTTGTTGTGAGGTTGTTTCTGTCATTGCTCCTGAAGTGCATGCGAGCCTGTTTTTGACAATTCTCTTTCCTCTAATCACTATATCGGCAACATCTATTGCCTTTACAACCTCCGGGAGAAGTTCCGGGTTTGTATAATCAAAGTCATCAACATGGAGAACAGTTATGTTTTCGAACTTTTTCATGGCTTCCTCAGCTGACTTATATGTTCTGCTATATAGCGAGTCTCAGAAGTGTTTTCATATTGAGACTGTTTCCGCAATGATTGATAAAAATGTTCGCATGTACCTTGAGGGGCGAAGCGGCGATTATGTCACCATTGGTATTGGTTCTTCCGTAGAAGAGCTTCGCGAGATAAGGAGCAAACTTGTTGAGATGCGTCATGGTGTTGCTGCTCCTCACTTTTTGGTTGCTCCGGAGGAGTAACCTCGCCAGTTAACAGCCACATCGGATCGCAGCCAAGAATATTTGCCAGTGGGATAAGCATACTGATGGTTGGTTCATACTCTCCGCTCTCCCACTGAATGATGATTTCTTCATCGAGATCGAGCAGCCTGGCGAGTTCGGCGGTTGTTAAGCCGCAGGCTTCGCGTTGGGTGCGAAGGTTAACCAGCCAGCTTTTAGGAAAGGATTGTTTTTGTTGTGCAGGAGAAGCCGCAGATAGAGCATATTCATGGATAAATTCCATTACCTCAATGCCCAATTCCTTTGAGCGAGCACAATCCAGAAGATGGAATGTGCGTACAGCACTTAGCAAATTTGCAATATTTAATGCAAAGGAATCAAGTTCTAAGCCTTCAAGCGTAACACAGCCGCAGTTGATAAAATTAGTTGTTTCTGGACTTGCTTTTAGTGTCTTCATATACCCACCAACAATTTTAAATTGAATTTAATCAAGTTATAATTGATGGTGCGATATTATGCTTTGAGAAATAGGCTGTCAAGAAAAAATTGATATCGTGTGTTTTAGGCAGAAAAAAACGGGCAAAGCCCGTTAAAATCAAAGACTAACCAAATCTGTTTATATTGAATGGTACTGATGAGATCACTTTAGACTGGATATAAAGCAGAGCTAACCCCTCTTTTTCGATGCTCCATGGTTGATAATTGGGGTTATCAGATAACACCATGATTTTGCTTCCAATTTTTTGAAGTCTTTTCACGTAGCATTCTCCATCAAAACAAAATGCATAAATGCCATCGCCATCAAAATAAGTTACTGTCTTATCAAGAAAAAGAAGGTCGCCAGGTGAGATTGTGGGAGCCATACTGTCTCCTCTGGCGTTACCTATTTCTATATTTTTGAATGCCCGATTTCCAACAAGGCGTCGGGCATATTCAGGATCAAGTTCTATTGAGCGCACTACATCTATCAAGTCACCACGGACATGAGTTCCATCACCGCAACTAAACTCAACATCAAGGACATTAAACACGACGCTATCTGTTCTTGTCTGGTGTTTCTCTTGCGAGGAAAAGGTTGGTGAGGAGTCTTCACCTAAGAACCAGGATTGTGGATAACCGCTAATCTCGGATAAATGCGCGAGCTTATCACTCCGTGGAAATGTTTTTCCTGTTGTCCAGTACTGCACTGATTGCGCACTCACACCTAACTTGCGGGCCAGTTGAGCCTGAGTCCATCCTTTTGCTTTCAGCATCGCGGCTATTCGATTTTCCGTGTTTTTGACGTTCTTCATGACCAAATCCTGTGGGTTTCTTTACAAGGATAAATCTTTACTTGATTTTAGTGTATTCGATCCTTTTGCAACTTGCATGTTAATTTAAACTTGATGTATTCTTGATTTATAAAGTTAATGTTGGTGCTTTATTATGAAAGGAAATGATTACGACAAACTTCGTGCATTAATTGCGCAAAATGCCATAGCGCGAAATCTTGGTGTGACGCCGCAAGCGGTGAATCAGTGGTTTTCAAAAAACACAATTCCTGCTCGTTTCGTTTTACGCGTATGTGAAGTAGTTGCATGGAAGGTCACGCCACATGGCTTAAGGCCAGATCTTTATCCTCACCCTGAAGATGGAATTCCTGATTCGTTACGCAAAATTTCAAATCCAAGCTTAGCGCACACAGAGGACGAGAAGTGATGGTGGTGATATGAGCGAAAAAATAACTATTAAATACGATGGGGCAACCATTTCGATTGCCCCAATCACATTAGCGTTCGCTGAGAAGTTGTTGGTAAGCCTTAAAGGATGCGAACTGCATTCTACCTTCGGCATTGATTCCAATGCCTTCGCTTGTACACCAGGTGATGAACTCGGCTGTATCCGCTTCAACTTTAATAACTCGTTGCCCGCTTCTTTCGACACGCTTAATCAATTTTTCAGCGTCGTGTTTCCACTCGGTGTAACTGTCGGAGAGCACATCAGCATCAGTAAAAATATTTTTGAGCTCATGATACTGAATCGCATCGCGAAACCAGAATAAACCAACGGCCTGAACTTTCATGTCGAACCTCCTTTGGTTCTTTTGTTTATAGGGATCAAAAGGATAACTGAAGGAAGGTTCGGCACCAATAAGTACGAATGTGCGGAATCTTAAAAGAATTTATCCGTAAGGAGATGGCAGTGAACACCGCAATTTTTAACGACAAAGCATCCATGACCAGCGTTGAGATCGCAGAGCTGGTGGGTAGTCAGCACTCAGATGTTAAACGTAGTATCGAACGCCTGGTTGCTAAAAACATCATCCGGAAACCGCCAATGGCTGTTTCCGAGAAAATCAATAACTTAGGTTTTAAAGTTCAATATGAGCATTACCTGTTTGAAGGAGAACAAGGTAAGCGCGACAGCATCATTGTCGTCGCACAGCTCTGCCCTGAATTCACTGCTCGCCTGGTAGATCGCTGGCGTGAACTGGAAGAACAGATCCGTAAGCCAATGAGCGAAATTGAAATGGTTGCTGCGATGGCTCTTGAAGCTGTTCGCCAGCAGAAACGGATCACTCAGGTGGAAGAAAAAGTCAGCCATGTTGCCGAAACAGTTGAGCAAATCAAAAAGGGCACCATTCGTGAGGGCTATGCCGGATATCGCCAACTGAAAGCAAAAACCGGTTTGTCAGATGATAAATGCCGCAATCTGGTGAACGCCTATCAAATTCCTACAGACACCCATGAGTTCATGACGCCGGACGGATTGTTGTCACGTCGCGCAATTGTTGCTGTGGAACCGTTTATGGCTGCTTTTTATCGGGTTATGGAGGAAGCAGAACCGCGAGGGACTCGCTGGTATCACCCGAAAATGGGGTTATTTCAGGTTATTGGTTGGCAGCGGTGAAAAAAAGCCGGGTAGTGACCCGGCTCGCTCAACGTTGGTAAAGGCAACTTCACTGAGAAGTAAGCCAGTAACATCCAAGAACATTTGCGTTAGTAAAAATACCAGTAAGCATATGAATGTTTCAAGCCTAAATATTGATTCTGCAATTTCGGGACGTTACACTGTTCCTGCACCTTATAAAGCGGGTGCCGGGATTGGCGTCCTGGAAATGTTATCGGCGATATATGACGCGCCAGCGTCTTTTTTATCGTCTGCGTCTGCGCACACCCAAATTATGGTGGGCTGGACGGGGGCACCGAAAGGTGCGCCGGTTTCCGATAACGCCGGTTACGCCAACCCCGTTCAGTTCACCACCAGCGAAATTGGCGTTTCCGGTGGTGAAGGTAATTCACTGTTATCGGAGGCTGCCATCATGGCTACAGTCCCAACTTCCCCATACCTGAAAATCGAAGTCGTCAACGGCAAGGCCGTTATTTTCTCCCTGCATGTTGCCTGCCACTTTAAGCGCATGCACCAGAACATCGTCGACAAAATCGAGTATCTGAACTGCTCACGTGAATTCTTCTCCCGTAATTTCATTCCGGGTACTTACCACGTGTATGGCGATTCCCTGCGTGGTTATTACATCACCCTTGATGGTCTGATGATGCTTCAGCTTGGGTTAAGTCTGCGCACAATGCGGTACTACGAGAGCTGTATTGAAGCATTTCATGAGGCCGAAACCAGCCTGACTCACACTGCTTTCAGCCGTAATCAATGGGAGGTGCGCCCATGATTCGCCGCGTCGTTAATTCCCTGTATCACCGATACAACCGTTGCCCCCGTGTGGGGCAGTGGTTTGCCACCAGCAACGGCCATGTTCTGCGGGTTTGCCTGGTCAGTACCGAAAGCCAGAAAGTCGTGTGTGAATTACTGGGGCGTAACTACACCATCAGTTACCCACTGGTGGCGTTTCAGTCCGGAAAAATGTTTAAACGCCTGGGAGGCGCCGTGTGAGTCGTTACGCTCCAACACCGGAAGTTATGGCTATTGGTCAAATTAATATTTCCGGCAATGTCACACCAGCGAACTGGTGGAAACATATTCGGCTACCCAGTGGTCGTCCGGATGCGACCGCTATCGCCCTGCTCTCAGAGATCGTTTACTGGTACCGCCCGACAGAAGTCAGGGATGAACATACCGGGGCTTTGCTGGGATATCGCAAGCGTTTTCAGGGGGACAAGCTGCAAAGAAGTTATCAGGCGTTTGCTGAGCAGTTTGGTTTCGGGAAAAGGGAAACCGCGGATGCGTTGAAGCGCCTTCGTGATGCCGGGTTTATTTCCCTGGATTTACGCACTGTGGAAATGCTCGACGGTGTGAAATGCAGCAATATTTTGTTTGTCGGGATCAACCCACAGGCAATTGCTGCCATTACTACTCCTTCTTCTGTTTCGCCAGAAAGTAACAGCAATAACGCAATCAGCGATACAGCTATTACGTTAAAACGGAACACCCCCCAACGTCATAACGGAACAGGGGATACGCCGAATGTTGATACAAATACAGAGATTACTACAGAGATTACAACGGAGACTAAAAACACTATTGGCGCATCCGCTGACGCGTCTGCACCAGCGCGTTCTGCCCGACAGGAATATTCACCGGAATTTGAACAGGCCTGGCAGGAATATCCCAAACGTGCTGGTGGTAATTCCAAGTCGGCAGCCTTCAAAGCCTGGAAAGCCCGTCTCAGGGAGGGAATAAAACCGGAGACCATGCTTGATGGTGTGAGACGTTATGCCGCTTGGGTACGTGCTACAGGAAATACCGGCACACAGTTCGTGAAGCAGGCTGCGACGTTCTTTGGACCCGATCGTCACTTCGAAGACTTCTGGCAACAGCCAGCCGCTCCCGGAGGTGGGCGACAGCGACAGGTCGATGTCCTGGCTGGCCTGGGAGCCATGTCTGACAAATTCGGTAAATCCAGTGACAAATTGACATTCTGAGGTGACAGCGATGATGACGTTTAACCTGCGTGAACAACAAAAAAGACTACAGGCGCGAATGGATGAGTTACGGGCAGAGATTGCATTTGCTCAGAAGGGCGAAAAGCCATGGCCTTATCGTTCCTGCCTGATGCGTGAAGGTCGCGGATATTGCGAAAAACACGGTAAATACCATACGCATATACTGGTGTGGAGCGATCGTAATGGCGAGGACAGAGAAAAAATTTCATGCTGCCCTGACTGCTTGATCGCTGAGGCCAACGATTTGACCATGGAATTGTCGTCCATCAAGGCGGAAGAGCTGACTGATAACGCCGGAATTGCCCTGCGTTTTCGGGACTGCGAGTTTGATAATTATCTGGAGGTTAATCCTGACGCAGCCAGAAATCTTGCAGCCTGTCGCCGCTATGCGGAGAACTGGCCAGATATGCTGGAGAACGGCACCAGTCTTGTTATGACTGGCAGTTGCGGTACCGGGAAAAATCATCTGGCGGTATCAATGGCAAAACACATCATCCGTAACTATCTGGCCAGTGTGGAGATCACCGACGTGATGCGTCTTACCCGTGCTGTGAAAAACTGCTGGCGGAATGACAGCGAAAAAACAGCGGATGAAGTTATTGAGCATTATGCGTCAATGGATTTGCTGATCATCGACGAAGTTGGTGTTCAGTTTGGCAGCGCGGCTGAAATGGCTATTTTGCAGGAAATTATCAATGCCCGGTACGAAAGTATTCTGCCCACCATCCTGATTAGCAACCTTTCACCGGATGAGTTGTGGGCGTTCATCAGCCCCCGCATTGCCGACAGGATCACAGACGGGGGGCGCAACTGGTTGTCGTTCAACTGGCCCAGCTACCGTTCTCGTATCAGAGGTGTGGCTGCATGACAATACCAGTCTGGCGTAACGATGACCTGGAAGGCGCTGTTATTGGCGCGTTCTTTCTGCGTGGGGCAGATCCTGAAGTGATGGATATTCTGGCCACACTGCCAGCGGACGTTTTTTCTGTACGAGCGTATCGGGATATCTACACAGGCATCTGCAGACAGGCCCGTGTTTCAGGTGTGATTGATCCTGTGCTGTTGTGTAATGAGATGCCGGAACTTGCTCCGGTGATTACTGATACCGGGCGTAAAACCTGGGTGAAGTCTTCACTGGAGCACTATGTTACGGCGTTGCGTCGCAATGCTGCATTGCGTGATGCAGAAAAAACACTTAATGAGGCGTTGCAGAAATTACGTGATGCGCATACCTGTGAAGCAGCTGAAGATGCTCTGAAGGATGCGCAGAACATGATGGCCTCATTGTCGACGGAAAAGGGCGTTATTCAGCCGGTACATATTGGTGATGTGCTTCCGGAAGTGGTTGAGCGTGTTGAATGCCGGAATCAGGGACTGGAAAAATCCAGAACGTTGATGACCGGTATTGATGAACTGGACGCAAAAACGGGCGGCATGGAGCCTGGCGACCTGGTATTTATTGCTGCACGTCCTTCGATGGGCAAAACCGAACTGGCGCTGGATATCATCGACAAGGTGACTGAGCAGGGGCATGGTGTTCTTCTGTTCACAATGGAAATGGCGAACATCCAGATTGGTGAACGCATGGTATCTGCGGCTGGAGGAATGCCGGTATCACGCCTGAAATCTGTCACTCACTTTGAAGACGAAGACTGGGCACGTTTCTCACAAGGAGTGGGGCGGATGACCGGGCGCAATATCTGGATGGTGGACCAGGCGAACCTGACCATTGATGAGATATGCGCAACAACGAAGCATCACCTGATTAAACATCCGGAAACGGCGCTGGTGGTGGTTGATTATCTCGGGCTGATAAAAACCCGAACCACGGGGCGTCATGACCTTGCCGTGGGTGAAATCTCAAAGGGGCTTAAAGGCCTGGCAAAATCCGGTGGTTTTCCGTTGATTGCGCTGAGCCAGCTTTCCCGTGGTGTGGAGTCCAGGCCCAATAAACGCCCTATGAACTCAGACCTGAAAAATTCCGGAGAAATAGAGGCGGATGCAGACATCATTCTGATGCTTTACAGGGATGAAGTGTACAACCCGGATACGCAGGCCAGAGGCATTGCAGAAATCAATATCACGAAACAACGTAACGGTTCTCTGGGGACGATTTACCGGCGTTTTTATAACGGACATTTTCTGCCCGTAGACCAGGAAAGCGCACAGATTCTTTCCACCCCAATGCAGCAGCCCCAGCCGCGCAGATACAGCAATAAGCGAACCGACAGCAGTAAGATGGAGCGTTTCTTTTGAACAACCAGACCATGACTTTTACGCCTGAACAATTACGTAAACAGGCACAGGAAATGTTACGACAGGCGGAACAACTGGAAAAGACAGGCGTAACAAAAGATGCCATTCGTAAGGATATGGTGCCAGCGCTCAGGGAACTGATGCAGGCGAAACACCGCGCACAAAAAGCAGTGGATGAGCTGGTGGATTGTGTGGCAGAGCTGGAAACCAAAGTTGGAAAGTTCGAAAAACTGGTGCAGGAGGTACTGCGCTGATGCGTGATATGTACGAAGTTTTAGATCGTTGGGGGGCCTGGGCTGCAGCAGATAACAGTGGTGTGGACTGGCAGCCGATAGCAGCAGGCTTCAAGGGGCTTTTACCACACGGTAAAAAGTCACGTCTCCAGTGTGATGATGACGAAGGTATCATGATAGACGGTTGTGTGGCTCGGTTGCGAAAGTATAAACCCGAAGAGTATGAGTTGATCATTGCTCACTTTGTTATTGGTATCTCATTACGCGCTATTGCTAAAAAACGGAAATGTTCAGATGGAACAATACGGAAAGAGATGCAAACAGCAATGGGGTTTATTGATGGCTGCTTGTCATTTTTCATTTACTACAATGACTTAAGTTCTATGTAAAATCGTTCTACTTTCCCAACTTTTATGTGTATATAATACCAAGATAAAGTAACGGAGAATCTTGTGAACATTCAGGCAGTAGACATTTTTTGTGGTGCGGGGGGCTTAACTTTTGGGCTAAAAAAAGCCGGGATTGAGGTTTCTCATGGTATTGATATTGATGAATCCTGCCGTTTTGCTATTGAGAGCAATAATCCTTTAACGCAGTTCATTAATCGGTCAGTTACAGAACTGCAATCCTGCGATGTGTCTGCTATGTTCAAGGAAGGAAATATTAGATTGCTTGCTGGATGTGCTCCTTGCCAACCGTTTTCCAAGTATCGTAATCCAAATAGCCGTAAAGACGATACAAAGTGGCGTTTGTTATATGAGTTTCAAAGGCTTGTAAGTGATGTCATGCCAGAGCTTGTGACGATGGAGAATGTTCCTCAACTTAGAAACCATAAGGTTTTTGAAGGGTTTGTTAGTGCATTAAAGACTCTTGGATATCATTTGTGGTACGACGTTGTAAGATGTTCTGAGTATGGCTTACCTCAAAATAGACGTAGATTAATTCTAATTGGTTCCCAATTGGGGCCGATCAGCCTTGATCAAAAAAAAGTTAGCCGTAAAGTTACTGTTAAGGATGCTATTGGTAGGTTGCCAAAAGTAGGGGCAGGTGAGAAGCTGGAAAGCGATCCCTTGCATCGTTCGCCTAAATTGATGGATATCAATCTTAAACGAATCATGCATTCTTTACCTGGTGGTACGTGGGATGACTGGCCTGAAGAAATTAGAGCAGACTGTCATAAAAAGAATTCAGGTGCTACCTATAAAAGCGTTTATGGACGGATGGTTTGGGACGATACTAGCCCTACGATAACTACCCAGTGTTATGGATATGGAAATGGACGATTTGGCCATCCTGAGCAAAATCGCGCCATAACTTTGCGTGAAGCTGCGATTTTGCAATCCTTTCCAATGGATTATAAATTCCTTGACAAGGAGACGCCTTTTTCATTCCAAAAATTGGGGACAATGATTGGAAATGCTGTTCCCCCTATAATTGGTCAGATAATAGGGGAAACATTTATCAGACATGTTGAGGGGATAAATACCCGTTAGAGGTAATATAATTTTCTGTTGAGTTGATTAATAAACGCAAATATAGATCAATTCTTTCTGACCTCGATTTGACTTCTTCTAAAGGGTCTATTTGACCTTTTTTAGAAAAGCTGGTACTTCCATGTGCCAGCTCATTTCTGATATCTTTAAGTAAATCTAAGTCAACACCATTTCTACACTCTGGTGAGTTTGCAACAGTTATTCCGTAAGCTTGTGTTATTTTGTGCAATACAGACTTGCAAACATTACCATTGAATTCTTTACGTATGTTTAATGAGGCTGAAATGATCCTTTTAGATATATCGGAACCAATTTTTTGATAAAGAGATTTTCCCGATTCATTATCTGAAATGATACGGTGCAAGATATTTACTTGGAATTTCTCCCTGAGTGATGCGTAATTTACTTCATTATCTTGCAAATGGTCATAAATTGACTCAATGCATCCTCTGGCAGTGTTTTCAACCTGATTGTACAGCATCATGTGCACGGATGATTTTAAAATGTTAACCCTAAGGGTATTTGATTCTATTTCATCTTTATGCGTTTGCTGATCTAACTGCTGAGTCTGAGCCTCTAAAGATGACGCAAGAGAAAGCAATTCCATAATATCTCTTGCTCTTTCTTCGTATTCATCTCTTAAATCAATCAAACTCATAGTTACATTCCTAATAATTTATCTTTGACATAAAATATTCTGTTTTTGAGTTGGCTGGTGTTGTTGGCACTATCAGCAGTAACTATGGTTTCAAATTCCTCCCCAAACAGCCAGTCTCCTACAGGAATAACCGGAGCCTGTAGATGTGGATTGGCTTTTAAGGCAAGAGCAGTTCCCACTGCTATGGCTTCGTATCTAGCACGGGGGGTGGTTTTGCTTGTTGGTGTCTTTTTAAACCCCATAGGGAAATGAGCATCTACAAAAGCAAGCATGCTTTCAAAATCATGTTTAAATTTGTCAACATCTTGTTGTGTGACCCTTTCGGCCTGAACATTAAGATAATTGTCAATAAAAGGAGCGACATAACCCTTATAATTTTCTAAATCATTTAAGTATGCAAAAAATCTCAAAACTAACTCACGATGATCGCCATTCGAACGCTTCCGGTCTGATAATGGAGCTAGACTAGCGAAAAGTGGATTTGTTGAGCAAGGAGTCACAACATCCCTATAGAAAATTGAAGTGGCCGCATCTGAACCATGTCTAACCTCCATCGCTTCCAGTCTCTTAACACCTGAATTTATTCTTTCGAATAAATCTCTTCTATGTTGCTCCTCAACATCACCTTTCAATTCAATAAATCTTAGTGATGCCCTTAAAAATCGCCTCTGGCGGCTAGCCAAAAGATCTGAAAATTTGAAGCCCTCTAAACTTTTGAGTTCTTTTAAGTCTTTCAATTCAAACTGATTGTTCCAAAAGTAGTAAATTGAGCGAATCCTTTGTGAACCGTCAATAATTTCTGCACGACCATCCAACTCAGGATCTTCATTAAATACGTCGGAGATGTAGAGGTACGGGATTGGAAAATCTAATAATATACTTTCGATGAATCGAGAGGCTGTTTTGATATCCCATTTGTAATCGCGTTGATAATCAGGAATAAAAAGTTCGTTTTTGTCAGTTTCAAGATTATTGCCATACTTTTGTACAATTAATTCAACGGTCCATTCACGTACGTTGTATCCAATATTTCTCTGAGCAAGCCTAATCTCGTTGTCGGCAGAAGTGACCAAGGCTGCAATTTCAGCTTTTTTTCTATTTTTCGCGTTTTCATCTTGAATCTGAGCAAGCTCTTCTTTGAGTTCTTTGAGTGTGGTCATATCACTGTTCCTTTAATTGGAGTTGGAAATAGATTGTAAGAAAACTATAACGCGTACGCAAAAAATATTATATCGTGTTAAGAGTGGTTACTACGCCACACAGCTTAAACCCGCCGCCAGGCGGTTTTTTGTGTCCGAAAAACGGCGCAGTACGTTAAACGTGCTGGTGGTTGCGAATACCGGTCTTTCAGCTTGCTGGCTTTTCAGACAAGAGTTATTGGTGTGTCACGTTAACCAGAAAAGGGAAAAAGACATGCTAAAACAGCAGGATATGACCGAAACTGCCAGAGTGGTGTTTAATGAATTGAGCGTCACCGAACCGGCGACTGTCGGGGAAATTGCGCAGAATACTTACTGAACCGCCCCGGGAATCCTGGAGACTAAACTCCCTGAGAAAGAGGTAAACAGAATGACTAAAAATACTCGTTTTTCCCCCGAAGTCCGTCAGAGGGCGATTCGTATGGTTCTG